TGAAAAACGGGGGCTTGCCGTTGGCTGTGCTTGTGCCGTCCAAGTAACTCTCGCCAATGAAACCCCAGTCATTGATATTGCCTATGCGATTTTGCTCGTAAATGTCTCTCTCATTGTAGTTGAAACCATTTTGTTTTTGCTGTACCAATCCCAAACTACCGTTAGTGGTAGGCACGTTGGCAAGATACTGTTGTCTAGGATCATTGTAGTAATAACTGAAATACTGGTACCACATTTCTCTAATATTATCGCCCGAATCATCATGAAAAGTTACATTGATTGGATCATACTTGATACTTTTTTGAATAATACGTTTGCGATTGTACTGATTCAACACTTCATGTTCAATGGTGTATTTGGGTAGATCAATGGTTTTGACCACTAGACTGAGGTTGGGAATATTCTGAGCTTGAAAGATTGGCACATTTCGCAATGCTGGAATTTGATCCACATTGGGTGTAAACAGCACATGAAAGAGAAATTTGAATCTGGGTTTGAGTTCCCAGCTGTTGGTAGCAAAGGTCTTACTTGCGTGACTATAATCACGCAAGTAATCTGATGGTATAAAACCTTTGAGAAAATCCTGACCGAAAGTTGGCACGATCAGTGCTCCTTATGGAGTACCGCCGATACCTGTTACAACGTCGCCGAGTGTACGTCCTATGACACCTCCAATACCACCACCACCTTGTTGTCCTTGGTTGGCATTGTCGTAGGCCAGTGTAATTGTAATCGCCACAGCTTCATTGGATCCGTAGTTCATTGGACCATAATCGCTGCTCTTGATATAACAGCCATACAATTCCCAGCTCTCCAGCACCACCGGTTCATTGGCACCGTTGCCGCCATCTAACACTTCAAATCGTGTGAGAAACTTATAATCGATACCAGCCGCAGCCGAACTCATTTCCAAGAAGTCCATCTGTTTCTGAATTTGCTCACCGATTAGCTTTGACACATTGCCATTGGCGTCATCACGAATTTCGCATGTAACATCTTGCCAAGCATGACGACCGGCCAACTTCACTGTGGAATTGTAAATTGGCAATGCAATTTCTTCAAATTGCAAGTTGGGACGAGAAAAGCTTACAACCTGTTTGGTCAGTTCGGTTGTGGGTGTGCTTACTCCCAAATTTTCAAATATCACTCTAAAGCGATATCTCAGTTTTGGCATCAACAGGCCTTGAGTGGTAGCGCTTTGATCGCTGGCCAAAGGCACTGTCATTTTGTTTAGTGATGAACTTGGCATGTGTGTCTCCTATGTTTATTTACCTAAGACTTGAACCAAAAAATGGGGCCTTGGCCCCATTTCTTATGCCCCAGTGGCAATTTCTCCTGTGTTCTTGATACGCAACGGAATGTAAATAAACTCCACTGCTTTCACAGGCTCAATGGCCACGTCCACCCAAAGTTCATTGCGATCAATTCTAGCCGGTGTATTGTTGCTTAGATCACACACAACCAGGTAGTCATAAATCGCGCGTTTGGCAATCAAGTCTACCATCAAGCTGTTGATAGTGTTAGTGATTTCATTGCGAGTGATTTGATCATTTGGTTCAAACAGATATAACTTACCAATTTCTTCAAGTCTGCCGCGTAAGAAAGCAACCAATCGTGCCACATTGATACGATCCAATGCAGACGTCACTGTGGTTGAAGTTTTGTTACCAAAGTTTGTGATACCCACACCCGGAATAAACGTAATTGGATTGATATTGTTTTCATATAAAATATCCCGTAACGCTTGACTCACTGACAATGGCTCAAATTCACCAGTGGTAGAATTAATTACTCCCAGCTGAATGGCATTGTCGACCACGCCGCGTCTGGTACCAGCTGGAGCAAGCCACGGATATGCCACTTCGTCACTACGAATGATTGTGCGCATCATCATATGGCTTGGCGGTTGCACCACTGTCTGACCACTGAGATCTGTGGTTGTACAACTGGGATAGAAGGTGGCCATGTAATTGCTGGTTGAAACCAATCCATCTTCGGTACTGAGTCCAAGACCGTTGTTGTTTGTTGCCCATGCAATCAAATTATTGCCGGTGCCGGCCAATCGCATGGGAGTGTCGCCTACCACAAACAGCGTATTGTTGCGTTCGTTGCTGAGAGCAATCATATTTGGCATCAACTCAGGATAAGCCGGAGTAGCAATGATAGTGTATTGAGTTGTTTCTTCTCTAGGACCAGAGGCTGTGTCAATACTGCTTTTCAATGCTTCAACAATCATTTGCCGTTGCGCTAGACGTCCTGAATACATAGAGCCATTTTGTTTATTACCACTGGCTGTGAGCCATGTATTCTTCTCGGTTGGAAGCACATCATCTGGAAAAGTCGTAGCGTTGAAATAGTTTACTTGGAAACTTTTCACGTTGTAACCCGAACGTCGTGTGTTGAACAACAGCATGCCTTGTGGATACAAGGAAGGATCTGGAGCATCAATGTCCAGATAGTCACTGGTCAACAAACTAACAATGGTTGGAATTGGATCAGCAATGGGATCAGTTGTACCATTGGTGGCCCAGCGTGCATCTGCGAAAAGAATGCCATTGCTGGTTACTTGATCAGTTGTATCCACTGCCACCCATTGATCCACAGCGTCAACTGCCTGCCAACGATACAATTTAGGATAATTTTCTAAATCGCTGGTATCAATCCAAAGATCACCATATTGCAAAGGACTTTCTGCAGCATCATTTTGAGTGGTAGGTGCTGTGGCAGCTACAATAGGTCCTGTTGCATTGGTCAACGAAAGATCAAAACCGCGTGTGTCGTTGCCGCAGTTTTGGTAACCAATCCAGTCTCCATCATTTTGTATCATTATGTCAGCTTGGCTCACTGTGCTGTAGTACCACAGGCGACCATCAGCTGGATCAGTGTCGGGCGCTGTAGAGCTGGAAGTGTAGGTAAAAGTTGGCACTGTGACAAAATTACTTAGAACCAAACTCTCACCATCTATCTTCCATAGTCTGCACAATGAAGTTGCGGTGGTAAAACCTGCTGCTGTAAGCGGTGTGCCGGTAGTGTTATTCAACAAAATAGTACCACCCTGGCTGTGAGTAAACACAATTGCCCCGTCAGAGTTGATGCTGGCAGAAACAAAAGGCACCGCGGCCGCACTTACTGCTGTGACAAAGTCAGATGCTGTACCAGTGCCACCAATGGTAGCAGTGACAGCAGCCGTAAATTCATTGGATCCCGCTGCAGTAGCTCTAATGGTAAATGTATTGCCAACTGTGAAAGTTGGTTCTTCCACTGACCCTGTTACTAACGTTTGTCCAAACACTGCTCTTTCAAACAGTTGCAAACTTCCATTGGAGTTGGGCGCTGTATTCCAGTAATAGGCATTGGGTTCTACATACACTGTGCCTACTGGTATGTTCTTGCCACCACCGCTGGGATCTAGACCATACAAAGCTTGAGGATCGCCGCCATAGGCTGGAACAGTTTGAGATACAAATTCGCCCAATGTGGTACTGTATTTTTTGAGGCTGATGTCCAGGCCATTGTTCACTGGACTAATATTCATCCAAACTGATCCACCTGGTCTGTAATTACTACCGTCGCTGGCGCGCCAGCGAGGAAAATCTTGATTGAACGCCACATAAAGAATAGGACAGTTGTACACTGCGGCTAATATACCCAAAGCAGTAAGCAATGCTGCCCCGCCAACTGGTCCTGTTTCAATGCTAATCACACCGCCGTCGTTGGTACTGCCATCGTTGGTAGCAGTGCTGTTACCATAAAGGTATAAACGACCTGCAGCCGTAGCTTCTGCGTAAACGCCAGTGATACCAGCAGAATTTATTGCTGTTGCGAATGCTGTCACGGTGCCACCTGCAGGTACAGTGACCAAGATGTCATTGATGTACATGGTGGCACCCACTGTCAATGATGCAGGGCTGTTTGTGCCGTACACTGTGGGCCAAGATTCTTGCCATTCTTCGCTACCTAATAGCACCCAGGCATTACTGGTGTTTTTGTACCAAATGAGATTGTAAATATCGTCTTCTTGGTTGGTGTTCACTACTGCATAATCGCCTACACTGCCCACACTGGCGTCGGGAATATAGTACGGAGTCCCTGTGACAGGCCATGTGGCTTCTGTCACATCAGCAGCATCAGAAACTATGATCGGTGTTTTTGTAGTAAATGTGTTGTTTACAAAGCTCCATTCTTGAATGCCCCACGCAGTTTCGGATGTGTCCAGCCAATAGGTACCGTCTGCAGGCTCACCCACTGGACGACTCAAGCTTGCTGTCAATTCTGTGAGATTGATATTAGCACGCTGAACGTAGGCTCGATTGCTGATGCCCAGTGCAGAATACGCTGCCAGCAGGCCATACTCATTGAGTTCATAGCCATTGATAGGTGTGCCAGTGGTGGTCTGATAAAAGAAAGGTACCCCAAAAGTTGCAGCAAGGTCACGCTGACTGGTAATGAGATAAGTTTTGTTTACGTTTGCAGCAGTGGTACCAGCTGCTACACCAACTCCAGCACCAGACACTTTGTCTTGCGCGGTAGCTACGAGAAAAAACGGTACAGTGTTTACCGCTGACGGAATATATTGACTTTCGTCAATAACAGTGACTTCTACGCCTGGTGATATCTGAGCCATAGTGGGTTCCTCTATAAGTTGTAGATATTTATAGAATGATTGAAAAAAACACCCAATTGGCAGCCCTTACATAAGGTCCGCACGTAAATACTCCATGCGACCCATGTGTTTGGTATGTAATCAAAGACCCCGAGCAGTGAACTGCTGGCGGAATAATCAAGTGTACTATCGTACCCGCTGCGATAGCTGTATCAAAAAGAATAAAAAAATAAAACCAGTGGTGCCTAGATGGCAACTCAATGGCTATAAGAAAAAAGTCTCATGTGATCGCTGCGGCTTTAGATCCAGACACTCTGCACAACTGCTGGTCTATCATGTAGACGGCGATTTATCAAACTGCACAATGAAAAATTTGCGTACAATTTGTCTAAATTGTTCAATTGACGTTACACGTTCTGACCAACCCTGGCGTCCAGGCGATCTCGAACCAGACACATGACTTGTTGATACAACACATCCAACGATCCGTTGTTGTCTAGAACAGCATCAAATTCAGTGCCTACCCAAGCTGTTTCCGAAGCATGTATATTCAGCTGATCCATTTTCATTTTGCTAATAGCCCAAGCCATGTTGCATGGACCAGCATTGACATTGGCTGCGTCTTGAAACCATTCTGGTTCATCTCCCCGTACCACTCTTACCACTTGGCCTCCAGCTGATCTTATGGCTGTGATTTCATTGGGGAAACGCACGTCTGAAATTACAACATTGTCTCGAGAATTACGCAATTTATTCTCCAAGCTTGCTATCCATATATCATCGTGAAAATGTTTTCTGCAGACTTCAGTGCCCCAATGTTGCAACACCCAACGTGGAGTAAGTTGCGAAATTGCCAGTCGTTGACTCCACCATAGATCCAATCGCTCTCTCCATTCTCTGGCTTCTTTGGTACGACCTTCTAGCATGGTACGATCCCAACCAAAAACTTGGCTCACAGCGTCTTTGAGACTGTTGGCAAAACTTTCTCTACGAAAACCATGAAAATTCACTAGATAATCTGCAATGGTATCTTTGCCTGATCCAATAAAACCACAAACACCAATAATCATCGAAGTTCCTTTACCTTGAGATATTGCAATGTATCTTGCAGCATTGATATCTGGCGCCGACAATCTTCCAGAGCATTGTGTGTGGCCGGTGGGGACTCTAAGTCCGGCCAAAGAGCAAACACTGTTCTGCTATCTCGTACAGAAAAATACTGCCAAGGCAATGCCTTGTTGAGACTTTTGTACGCATGCTCTAATATGGTCATATCGTAGGTTGGGCCTTGTGCCCAAACACATTTGGCTTTCCACACAATTCGAGTGAGTCCGTCCAGTGCTTCGGCCAAAGGCACACGCCCTTGCTCGCCAAACGCTTCTTGTTTCGCTGCTGCTGGTTGAGTGGCCCACCATTCTATGGTACTGTCTTGTATGCTACGTTCGGTTTGACTTTCCAAGTCTACTCTCACATAAAAACTGTGGTCAGCATAGTAGCCCGAGCCTAAAGGATCAAAGCCTTGGGCAGCAATGGTCAGTATTGTGGTATCAGGACCGGTACCTAGTCCCTCGATATCAAGCATGATGTGCATTTTGCCAGTGTAGCAAAATGTCAGCTAGATGTCAATCAACCAATGACCCAAGTCAGCGGTTGCGAAGCATCTACGTAGTTGACCAGTTGCCCAATCAGTTCATCTTGAGCTGTTTTGGCTTCGGTCTTCATTGCTGTGCCGTTTAGCTGGCCGCCACCCTGCGGTCCGGCTATGGTACCAAACTTTTCACGTGCTTCGCCTATGATCATTTTGCAAGTGGCAACCATGTAATCACGAATCCATTGAACAATTTGATAGTCACTCAACAGTTGAATTTCAGGTTTGAGTTGGTAAGTCCACAGCAACACTGCTTCGCCTGTGTTTTTGGGATCACGAATCAACTGCAGCTTCTTGGTCACAGGGTTATAGGTATAATTCATGTAGCCGCCAAACATTCTAGCAGCCAGTTCAGTGTACTGACTGTAAAAATCATACGTGGCAAGACCGCCAGCTACGTTGAAATTCATGAGATAAACTTGCAAACTGGCCTGTGAGAATGGATCAAAATTTGA